GAACCTTGATCTATATTGTAATCTGTAATAGTTGCCATTCTAATTCCCTTTAATATTATATGTATTTATAATACTATACCGTCGTATTTACTCTTTTTCATTTAATACTTCAATTAATAGATCGTTTTCAGGACAATATAAGTATTCAATTCTACTTGAGTCTAATGCTTTAACAGCATCATCTAACGATTCAACCAATGGTTCCCCACCTAAATTGAAAGAAGTATTAAATAATATAGGGATTGCTGTTTGTTTATTAAACTCCTCTATCATTTCATAAAAGACAGGATTTTGTTCCTTTTTCAGAGTTTGAATGCGGCACGTACCATCTACATGAACAATAGCAGGAATCTTCTCTTTGTATCCCTCATTACAATACATAGCATACATCATGTGAGGAGATTCTTCCAGACCCCTCATATCAAACCATTCGTCTGCATATTCATGTAATATAGTTCCTGCGAACGGTCTAAAATATTCTCTACGTTTTACACTATTAACATAAGCCTTGCCATCCTCTGTTCGAGGATCAAAAAGAACAGAACGATTACCTAATGCTCTTGGGCCATTTTCACAACTACCTTGAAAGAGTGTAACAATATTTCCTTTCAATATTAATTTAACTGCATCTTCACTATATATTTTTTTTGTAGTTCCATTATATTTTTTAGCTATGTTTTCTACTTCTTCATCTGTATATTTATACTTCGGACCTAAGAACAAACTATCAGCATATGCCTTTATTTTTTCATCTTTATTAATTAAATGATGTGCAAACATCGCGGCGCCTATAGAAGTACCCGCATCATTTGAAATTGGTTCAACATATAAATTAATACCTTCATCTTTTAATTGACCAAGATACCAATAATTAGCAACGCAGTTTAATCCATAACCTCCAGACAGAACAACATTTTTATTACCACTCATTTCAACTGACTTACGAATTAAATCAAGAACCATTTGTTGTGATTCAGTTTGAATAGCATAAGCCATATCTCTACGATTTTGTAATCTAGTAACATCATGTGTGGCTTCTATTGGATCAGGGTCATTTAAATAATCCCACCTTCCAACATTTACAGCTGCACCATTTGGATATGTTGGAATAATTAAATTACGATCTGCTGTTTTCCATTTTCCTCCACCACCATCATTATAAATATCTGGAAATTTATCACACGGTTCTCCATAAGGAAATAATCCCATTGTCTTACCTGCTTCAATTGGACTCCATCCACAATAACGTGTTACCGCCTCATATGATTTTACAATACCAGCAGAATCATCAAGGCACATTTCATGGGTACCTTCTTCATTTTCTCTTCCAGAATCAAACTCAGATTGTATAGTACCAACCCAAGGACCTCTACCACCAAGATGTTTATAAAGTGTTTTAAATTCTGCAGGATAAGAACAATCAATAATTGATTCAAGTTCCCATGTCATCTCTTGTTTGCCAGCTATTTCCATAGGAATATATGTGCCAGCACCATCTACAACTAATGCAACTGCAGATTCAAAACCAGAACGATAAAAAGCACAAGCAGCATGCATCTTGTGATGCCATCTATCCATACGCCAAACTTGTTTATCCTTATCGTCTATAAGACGCAACTTTCTTGCAAGTCCACTATATACATCACCACCGGTAAATTCAACATGACTTTCGTCTGGTTGTGTATGTGCTATAATTAAATAATCTAGTTTATCAGTATACTCTAGAATTTTAACCATACAAGCATAAGGACCGCCATCATATTTTTGTCTACTTAATCTTTCTTCTTCTACAGCAAAAACTATTTCACCATCTTTAAGTAAACATATACTAGCATTATGACCTCTTGATATACCCGCAATCCATTGACTCATCCGTTATCCTCCAGCAACTTCATACCTTGCGGTATGTTAACAGGAGCTGGTTTGGCATGGCTACAGTTATCAGTATGTACATGAGGTTCAACTTTACCTTCAAATTTAGATCCTTTTCCCATCCGTTTCTTTACTGTATCTACAACAAGTTTTATTTCTTTTTCATTCATAACAATAGAATCATTATTAGCACGATCCATTTCATCATCCATAGTAAGACGAATAGGTGAATATACCCGTTTGTCTTTACCAATGTCTATAATATCGAAATCTTTATCATCTGGATAAGAAATATTTATTGGATAAGTTGACCCAATAACAACAGTTGCAGTTTTATTAAGTGCCTTGGCAATATGTTGTCCTAAGGAATCACAACCAAGAAAATGATCTGCATTATAAATCATTGCCGCCCATAACCTCAAATTCTGTTCTTTAGGTACAGCAATTGTATGATCTTTATCTTCTGGTATATCTATTGGTACTTGAGTCATCACAATAATCCCATATTCTTTTCTTAATTGTTGAATAATCTCAACAACATTTGCAGATTCCAAAGATCGTGACGTTGCATCATATACAGCAGGACCTACCTGTTGAATAGATCGACCAAAAGGTTGGATAACTAAAATTTTATCTTTTTTAGTTCCAGATTTAATTTCTTGGATTGTTTGAAACCCTTTAACTAATTCTTCTTTATTTAAATTAATTTCAGGATGGGGAAGGACACGAGGTTCATTCAATTCATTAATAAGAATATCAAAACCTTGTGCTAAACTACATTTTTGATTGAAGTATTCGTTGACTCTATATGGCTCTGGTGTAACAATATCTTTATCTTTTAGATGACTTTCAAAAAGACCTTTATGCCAAACTTCAAAAGCGTGTTTATGTAAGGTAGAATGACCACGATAAAAATCCATTCCGCTTTCACATACTATAACAAAATCTTTATCACCTGAATCTTCTGCGTATCTTTCTAATGCGGGGATAGAACAAAGAACACGACCTGCTCCACCATTAATAAAAAAAGCTTTTGAGCGACCACTCATAATTTTTCACCTCAAGAAAACTATTAATAATAATTACATAATTATTTATAAGACCTTATGGAGCGTTTTCATCAACTCCAGCAACCGGCCACATTTGTTCTATTGCTTTTTTATCTTCAGCAGTTCTATCTACGATTTTAACATAATGATCTATGAGGGGTTTAGGTTCACCTGATGCTTCCATTGCTTTAATTTTGGCCGCCGAATCTGGATCTTTTGGCCACTCAATCAACTCATTGGGAGATTCTTTCCAATCTTCTGGCAAATCTCTTAATTTTTTACGATAATCAGTCCAATCTTTTTTAATATCATCAGGTATATCGTTAGCTGCTACTCTATGATCGGAAGCTACTAACAACATATTTCTTTTATGTCGTATCCCGTCATCACTAAGGTTTACCATGTTAGGAGTATTATCATGGTATTTTAAATTCTTAAACTGTTTTGTTTCAGGATCATACAAGTTAATATCCACATCAAAATGATCGAAAACGTGACTTGGATAAGTTGGATCTGAAACCCAACCATTAGGTACATCCACAGGCCCATTTTTTATTTCATAGCGTTTCAGATTACCAAATGGATGATAGGTTTCTGTAGAAGGACCAATCAGACCAGCTATAAGACATTCCTTATCACCTGCTTTAGCATCCAATTCAATTTGATACAAATGACCGGGTAATGGGCGTTCAGTCATATTATCAGCATCCCATGCTTCTTCAAGATGATTACCATCTTTAGTTAACCATAAAATTAATTTTTCGGGACCTTCATATTGTATAGTACTAGTTTTTCCCAACACATCAGACTGCCCATAGCGTTCATCAGGTATCCTGTATGTAAGTAATGTTTTATATATCGCCATTATTATTCATCCTTTTTATTGATAAGTTACTTTTACTAATCCGCCTGCACCCCAATGACCCCAACAAGCACTTGATGTTGCGTGTCCTACTCCAACTCCGGCTCCACCTGGAAACATTGAATGTGAAGAACAACAACTATAAACACTTGTACACCAACTAGAACCTTGACCAGTATAACTAACTGCAAATGGGCCTGTAGGTCCACCAGCTGTTGTAAAAACATGAGAACAACAATCGTAACCATGATATGAGTGTCCTGTAGTTCCCGTATATCCCATACTCTTAGCTGTTGGTGTTTCTGGTATACCACAAAAACCAGGATTAGTTGCGTTTGTTATCCAATTCTCATTATAAGTACCTAGATTACATTGAGTAGCTAGTCCACAATTATAACAACTAGACATTTTATCCCAACTGTTTGATCCACCACGGCCACCTACTGCACAAAAGTTTGTTAAACCATCTCCCGTAACATATGATGTACAACCATCTCTACAAGCTGAACAACAATGACAACAACATGAACAATTTGAAGTTCCTGCTGCACATAAAGAATATGTAGACGAACCGGGTGTAAAATCATTATCTTCAGTAAAAAGTTGTATCATTGCATAATTACCACCTTGTCCACCCATAGGAACATCATGGTCACCACCAGATGAACCACCTGGCCCACCACCACTTAAAATTTCAAACTTAATCATTGATATCCCAGTAGGAGCAGTCCATTCTAAACAACATCCACCATTTGTAACAGTCCAGTGATTTCTATTAAAAATAGTAAATTCTTTTGATACTGGTGAACTAACGGCGGCAACTCCCATGAGTGTTTTGAAACTGACTACTGCCATGATTTCTCTCCTTTAATATATTGACTCATTGATATGATATTTTAATTAATCCAGAATTGCCCCAAACAGCTACACAACCTGTACTAGTATTTCTT